CTTCTTCAAATGTATCTGAAGATGGTACACACTATGCAGAAGAACATACTAACCTATGCTGGGAATTAATATCTCCTACCATCATCGGTCAAAAGCTTGTAAAGACTGGAGAAATTAAAGATAACCAATTTAAGATTGAAAGCGTTAAGGTAAAGAAGACCCTTTCTCATCATTCATGGGTATTAGCCGATGATTTAGTAGCTAAAAAGACTGATGCTAGGTCTGCAACCATTAATGGCAAAGAATATCACTATACATTAGTCACAAATGAGTCTGACTGGCCTGAGGAATATCATGAACTATGCCTCGTACCAGTGTTATAAATTATTATAAATAATAGAATAAACACTAGGAAATCGTCATGGCCGTAACATCCAGAGCAACCCTAACAGAATATGCCTTAAGAGCCCTTGGTGAACCAGTGGTGGAGATCAACGTTGATGACGTTCAATTAGATGAACGTATCGATGAAGCCCTTGACTATTGGAACCAATATCATTTTGATGGTGCAGAAAGAATGTACCTCAAACAAAGGATTACCGCTTCAACAATAAAGATCGTTGGAATAAATTCAGCAGCATTTCCAGTAGGTACTACCATAACTGGATCTACATCAGGTGCTACAGCTTCTGTATGTACAGAGTCTGGTAGAACTGCTGTTAATAACATCATCATATGTAAGAACGTTACTTTAGCTAACGATGTGACTACACAACACCATGTCTTTAATGCTACCAATACTGCGGCTTTCATTCAAGGTGAGACTATCACAGGAAATAATGGTGCTACTGCAGTAGTTCATCCAGACGGAGTTACATTAGGCACATATGACCTTAAGTACTTCCCTATCCCTGATTACATCTATGGTATCACAAGAGTCATCCCGTTCAATGCAGCATCAAGCTCAAAGAACTTATTTGACTTACAATACCAATTAAGACTTAACGACTTATATGACTTGACATCAACGTCATTGATCTACTATAAGACAGTGATGTCACACATCTCATTACTTAACCTTGAATTAAATGGTTATCCGCTATATAGGTTCAATCGTATGATGGGTAGACTATCACTCGACGTTAATTGGGATGCAGCTCTTGCTATGGGTGACTTCATCCTTGTTGAATGCTATAGAGCATTAGATCCAACAGCTTTTAATAAAGTATGGAACGAGCCATGGTTTAGACGCTATGTGACTGCACTGTTTAAACGTCAATGGGCAACTAACATCAAAAAATTCCAAGGCATCCAACTACCGGGCGGTGTGACGATCGACGGTGATAAGTTGTATGCAGAAGCTATTACAGAGATAAAAGAGTTAGAAGATGAGATGTTAAACAAATCAGCACCATTGGAGTTCTTCCTTGGCTAGATCAGTATACTTCTCTAACGGCATTCGTTCCGAACAGTTGACCTATGAAGATATCATAGTAGAGTCTATATCGATATACGGACAAGACTTCTACTACATCCCGCGCATCTTAGTAGGTAAAGACGAGATCCTTGGAGAAGATAGACTATCACAGTTTAAGAACGCATACGGTATCGAGATGTATCTTGAATCGCACAGCGGATTCGAAGGACAAGGAGCGTTCATACAAAAGTTTGGTTTGATGATGGAACAAAGCGCTACTCTTACAGTAGCTCGTAGAAAATGGGAACAGTTAGTAGGTCAACATGGTAGGTCTCTACTACCTAATCGTCCTGCTGAAGGTGACTTACTCTACTTCCCACTAACTGGTGGATTGTTTGAGATCAAGTTCGTTACTCATCAAGACCCGTTCTATCAAGCAGGTAAGCTATACGTATATAAGTTACAAGTAGAACTATTCCAATATGCATCTGAGCATATTAAGACTGGTATCAAAGAGATTGATGTATTCGAATCACTCAAGACATTTGACGTTGAGAAGATACCTAATGGTACAGTAACTGGATTTAAGATTCAATATAAAGGTAGCCGATACACTTCTGCACCCGCTGTAACTATTGGTACAGATTGGGTAGCTAGTAGCTCTATCAATGTAGGCGATGAAGCTTGCTTTGATGGAAGACGTTACATTTGCACTATTGCAGGTATTACTGATTCTACAGGCCCAGTGCACACAGCAAGTGTGGCTGAAAATGGTACAGCGACATTGCAATTCTTTGGATACAGAGCTACGGCTACAGCATACTTAGGCAACGGATTAACTGCATTTGAAGTAGTCAAGATATTAGTAGATGAACCAGGATCTGGTTATACTTATCCTCCTAAAGTTACTGTGGAGGGTAATGGTTATCCACTTGATTGTGTAGCCACTTCTATCATATCTAACCTTGATAATCAAGACTCTTATGGAGATAACAATAAGTTTAAAGAAGAAGCTAGCAGTGTTATATTCAATGAGAACAACCCATTTGGCGAGCTAGATACGTATTACGTAGCACCGGATTTATATGCAAACGCTGACTCTACTACAGTTAGAGCAGATACAACTCAACTAACCGTGGACTTAAAATAATGGCAAAAAAGATAATTAATATCGGATCAGCACCTAACGACAAGACGGGTGATCAACTAAGAACCGCATTTGGTAAAGTTAATGACAACTTTACTGAATTATATGCTAACGCAGTAGTATATGGAGCGTCTGGAATATTAACTGTTCCAGGATCTATAGTACCAGCTACTACAGATACATATGACTTAGGAGCAACTGGTGCTAGGTTTAAAGACTTATATTTAAGTGGCGATTCTCTATATATTGGTGGACAAAAAATAACTGCTACAGCAGACGGTATAGTTATGCCAGGTGTTATGACACAAACTGGTGCATGGGGAGCATACGATCTAGGTGTTAATGGAACGACTACAACAGGTCCAGATAATATTACATGTATAACTTCCGTTGCCGATGCTAATACACTCATAGGTACAGGACCATTTACTGCGGCTCCTACAGTATTTGAGGGAAATTATGCAGTTGGTAATGGTCCTGTATTTGACGTCGTATTGAATGGTGGTGGATTTGTTACTGCTGTTAATATTACTGATCCTGGTGTTTATCCAGCCCCTGAAAGATTTTTATTTCAATCTGATGGAGTTTTCTGTGCTGTTAATCCTTCAGAACAATGGCAGATATATGATTTTGCAAATGCGACAGATACTACTCAAAATATGGGAGGAAGTTTTACAAATAACTCCGGATCATTTAATGGATATAATTCAGACTTAACTATTTTTCCAGAAGGTGCATATACTGGATTAGTCATGTTAGGTTCATTAACTTTAGAAATTCAAATAAACGCATATAAGGACCCTTTTGATCCAACATACTTTACAGACTTTGTATTACATTCTGTTAAAGTCAATGGTGGACCACAAAATTTTGGTGCTACTCCAATTAGTGGATTTACACTAGCTCAATTACAAGCATTCTTTTCTGACTATAGTTACTTAATTAATGCGAATTCTAAAACGATAACTCAACACTTAAATGTACCAGGAGAGCCAGAATTAGTTGGAACTAATAATGCTATCATCAGTGGAGGAATTAGTTTAGGATATAATAGAGCCCGTGATATTAAGGATTCATTTGGTGGAGATGTTATAAGTCAATTTTCTATTGGTTTTACAGCTTTAGCTCCATTAACATCAGCTCAAGCTATATCATCAACTAATGCTAGCTTTACAGGCAACGTAACAGTAGGTGGTACATTAACAGTTGATGGTCAAACATACATCAGTTTATCTTCATTAAAAACTGTGGTTGCTGCATCTACAGACTTTGCAGACTTTAAAACAAGGATAGCAGCACTATAATATGTTAAGCGGACAAACCTACTATCACGGTGCTATACGAAAGACGATCGTCATGTTTGGTCGTCTATTTTCTGACATCAAGATCGCGAGACAAGGTAACGATGGAGCAGTAGCACAGACCATCGCAGTTCCTCTTGCTTATGCACCTAAAGAGAAGTGGCTGGTTCGTGTAGACTCAGATCCAAACCTTAATCATAATACTTACATATCTCTACCTCGTCTATCATTTGAAGTCACAGGCTATCACTATGATGCATCCCGTAAGACTAATAAGATGAATAAGATCATGTGTAAAGATGCTACTAATACAGGCAATCCTACTGCAAAAGCTGTATTCTCTCCAGCTCCGTATAACATAGATATTAGTCTATATGTATTGACTAAGACTCAAGAAGATGCTATGCAGATCATTGAACAGATCTTACCCATATTTAATCCAGAGTATACTCTATCTGTGAATGCAGTTCCTGAGATGGAGATAACACAAGACATACCGGTGATACTAAACTCTATCACAGTAGAAGACAACTATGATGGCTCTTTCCAAGAGAGGCGATTCGTAGTACATACACTTACGTTCACGCTTAAGACTAACATATATGGACCAGTATCTGCTAACGGTGTCATCCTTACTTCTATGGCAAACGTATCAATACCTGGTAGGAAGTATACCGCAACAGCTCCTGCCGTAGATGGTTTGGTTACAGAGAACTGGGAATCTCAATTCTAATGGCAAAGAACTATAATGCCAATAGTCAGTTAAAAGCGGCTGGTGT